CCAATAGCGGTCATCCGTTGCGGTTTTCAACCAATGATAACAACAGTCCTAATGCTCCATTTACGACAGGGGTTACAACATCGGGAACACCGGGAAGTGCTGGGGCTTACACGCAGGTAAAGCTGGAGCAAGACGCTCCTTCAGTATTGTACTACTATTGCTCCAATCACTCAGGCATGGGTGGCAAGGCTGTGGTTCGTGGCGTGGGAGACCTTACAGCAAGCCGCGCTTTGACATCTGATTCCAATGGGGACGTTGCAGTATCAGGAGTCACCACAACAGAACTTAATATTTTAGACGGGCTTACAGCAAGTACATCAGAACTTAACATCATGGATGGGGTCACTGCCACCACGGCTGAGTTAAACATCATGGATGGGGTCACTGCCACCACGGCTGAACTTAATATCATGGATGGTGTAACAGCAAGTACGGCTGAGCTAAACATTATGGATGGTGTTACAGCGACTACAGCGGAACTTAATTATGTTGATGGCGTAACCTCTGCAATTCAAACGCAGTTAAATGCAAAGTCTCCAATTGCGTCACCTACTTTTACGGGCACAGTTACTATTCCGGGGTTTACAGTTTCTGGGGGAACTCAAAACTGGACAGCTACGGCAAGCGGAACAAATCTTACTTTTGCCTATAACGGCGTTAATAAAATGAGAATTGATTCTAGCGGAAATCTTACTGTGACAGGTGACGTTACAGCATTTGGTAGCTTGTAAGGAGATATTAAATTATGGCCGTGCCAACTGGAGCAGCAAGTCTGAGCGATATACAGACAGAGTTTGGTGGTTCAAACCCGATATCTTTGTCGGAATATTATGGTCTTGTGTCAAGCCCTTCTGGCATACCTACCAGTGGAAATCCTATATCTATTGATGATTTTCGTGGTAAAGAGAATGTTTATACCCTTACCGCAGATTATTTTACTAGCTCAATAACTCTTACTGCCGATGATATAAATGGAAGCGGTGCTGCTTGGGTTGGCGTGTCTGGCGGCGGTGGCGGTGGTGCGGGCGTAATATATGCTACATCATCTGGGTTTGGCGCAGTTGGATCGGGTGCCCCCGGCGGCGCTGGCGGCATTCATGGCTTATTTCTTAGTGATGTAACAGATTTAATAGGTGCTTCTTTTGTCGCGGGCGGTGGTGGCGGTGGTTCAACCACGGGAGGTACTCCGGGGTCAAGCGGCAGCTCAACTAGGGGCAGTGGTGGTGGAACCAGCACTTTCAGTTATGGCAGCGTAAGCGCTGGAGGTGGAGGCGGTGGTTTAGGTGGAAATCCCTTGAGTACGCAACCCTATCCGGTTAGAGATCCCGGCACTCAGGGATCAGATACGGGTATAGATATTACAGCTTCTATTGCCAGTTACTACTCTGGGAAAGTTACCGCAGGCCCTACAGGAGCTTTACGGGGTACTGCTGGATCGGCTGGACCAAAAGTCCTAACAGGGGGCGAAAACACTCCGGGCACTTCTTATGGTGGTACTGGCGGTAGCGGTAATCTGACTATAATATACGAAGCCGTGCCACAGGTTTAGAGAGTAGAAAAATGGCTTATACAGACCTAAGATTTAAAGCTGGAATCAACAAAGAGATCACTCCTTATTCTGAGGAAAATGGGTGGGTTGATTGTGATAAGGTGCGTTTTAGGTTTGGATATCCAGAAAAGCTAAACGGGTGGGAGAAAAACTCAGGTAATGCTTTTCTTGGATTATGCCGTGGCCTGCATGAATGGGTTGCCCTTAACGGGGAAAGATTTCTGGGTGTAGGCACAGAACAAAAGTATTACATCAAACAAGGTACAGATTATAATGATGTCACGCCTATCAGATTAATAACATCTGCGGGCGATGTTACTTTTGCTGCCACAAACGGATCGCCAGTTATCACGGTTACAGATGTGAATCACGGCTGTGTTGTTAATGATTTTGTAACTTTCTCTGGGGCAGCTTCTTTAGGCGGTAACATAACAGCCGCTATACTGAACCAAGAGTATCAAGTCACAGAGGTTGTAAACGGTAACGAGTACAAGATATCTGCCCGTACTGTTAGCACTATTCCTAGTATTACAGTTACAGGTGGGCTGAACTCTACGGCTGTAAATGCAAATAGCAGCGACACAGGTAATGGTGGCTCCAGTGCAGTCGGAACTTACCAGATAGGTACGGGGCTTAACTCCTCAGTTGATGGTGCGGGTTGGGGCGCTGGACTTTGGGGCGGTATAAACAACAGCGCCTTTCAGACCACCATAGCAGAGGATCTGGACGCTTCTGAGACAGGGGTAGATGTAGCGACAGGACAAGGCTCAAGCTTTGCAACTAACGATGTTGTTTTGGTGGGCAGCGAACTGATGACGGTATCCTCTGTAGCAAGTGATACGTTGACTGTTGCTCGCGGTGCTAATGGAAGCAGCCCTGCCACTCATTCCAATGGGGCAAACATATTTCTTACCTTGGGTAATACCGACAGCGCAGACAATTATAACGGTTGGGGCGAAGCTCCTGCCACGGGTACGCAGACTGCGGAAACAAACTTGCGTATATGGTCTCACGATAACTTTGGTGAAGACCTTATCTTTAATGAGCGCAATGGTCAGGTGTTCTATTGGGATAAAACAAACGGTGTAACTACAAGAGGCATAGAGCTTTCTACGTTGACGGGAACGCCAACATCTGTGCCCCAGAAGGCTGCGCAAATACTCTTATCAGATCGTGATAGGCATGTGATTGCTTTTGGTGCTGATGGTTTAGGCGCAAGCCCATCGACAGCAAAGGGTGATGGATCTCAAGATCCTATGCTGATCAGGTTCTCAAGCCAAGAAAATCCCATTGATTGGTTTCCCACTACTACAAACACAGCGGGTGATCTGCGGATTGATTCTGGCTCAAAGATCGTACAAGCCGTAGAAACAAGGCAGCAAATCCTAGTATTTACGGACGTTGCCATCTACGCAATGCAGTTTATCGGACCACCATTTACCTTTGGTATTAACCTTATATCTAGCAACATAAGCATTGCCGCGCCAAAAGCGGCAGTTGCCGTGGATGACGCTGTATACTGGATGGGCGCAGCGGAGTTCTATGCCTACAATGGTGCGGTGCAGCGGCTGCCTTGTACGGTTCGTGACCATGTGTTTGATGACTTTAACTCTGCACAGTCTGATAAGGTTGTTGCAGGATCAAACATATCTTTCTCTGAGGTTTGGTGGTTCTATCCATCAGCGAGTTCTGATGAAAACGATAGCTATGTGGTTTACAATTACCAAGAGGGCATTTGGTTTATTGGGACATTAGACAGAACGGCGTGGTTGGATCGTGGTATATCTGCGCTTCCTGTGGGCACAGGAACAGACAACTATTTGTTCAACCATGAAGTGGGCGCAAAAGCAGATGGTGCTGCCATGACATCGTTTATTGAGTCAGGTGATCTTGGAGTTTCTGACGGGAACCAATTCTCTTTTGTCACCAGAGTAATCCCTGATCTTAACTTCAGAGATACCAACGTAGATAATACCACAGTAGATTTTATCTTGAGTGCCAAGAACGCACCCGGTCAGGTGGCTCAAACAACCAATACTGATACTATTACAAAGACATCTAATGTGCCTGTAGATCAGTATACTAGCCAGTATCAGACCAGACTGCGAGGCCGTAGCTTTACGTTTAAAGTCCAGTCAACAGATGCAGATGTATTGTGGCGGTTGGGTATTCCTCGCGTTGATATAAGATCTGACGGGAGAAGATAATGTCTATAGCTCCAGTACCATTCTTTCCAGTACCACCGCCTCAGTATACACAACAGTATATGGCAGAGGTTGTTCGTGCGTTCTCTGTGTTTGCTACACAAATTACAAACCCAGCTATAGCAAAGCCCATACTCATTGAGATCCCTGCATCTGCACAGGCGCTAGACGAAGTTGGCACTGTATACGAAAGCAATACGGTGCTTAGGCTCAAGTCTGCTACGGCAGCAAATAATACTGTGGGTATGCCACTGCCCACATATACAGTATCAACATTACCAACCGTTGAGACTGGCACATTAATATACGTTTCTGATGGGGCAGCGGGTAGCCCTGTTGTTGCGTTTGGTGATGGATCTAATTGGCTGCGTGTTGATACACGGGCAGCGGTATCGACTTAGGAGACTGACATGGCTAAGAATATTATAGATGATTGGAAGGTGTTTCCTCGCCTGATGATGTTTGTTGTCACGGTGTTGACTTATCAGGCAGTGCATTGGTTTATGAGCTTGCCACCAGAGGCACACACAACACAGTCGGCAGGTCTGGTATCTGTCTGCATGGGCGCACTCACAGGCTGCTTTGGCATCTGGATGAGCAAAGAAGCGGGGTCTAAGTAATGGGTCTTTTTGATGATATCTCATACGGCCTTGGTATTTCTGATAGCAAGCCTTCTGGCTATGATGAGAGAACTGCCAATACTATAGAGAAAAACCAAGGCAGTGCAGCGGCTGATAGGTATAGAGATGAAAAGGGAATTGGATCTGGAAGTTTTTCGTCACCCTCAGATGAGCTTGGCGGTGCTTCGTATACACCTTTGCCAGCGCCCACAACGCTAGTAAGCTATGGACCAAAGCCTGATTTCTTCAGAGATGCAAATCTTGATCGTAGGATAGGTTATAAAGATCTTTTTTCTTTTGGAGAGCCATTAGAGCCTTTTGGCGAAGGTGATGACCGCGTAACTCAAGAGATGATTGACGCTTACAATAAGAGGACCGCGTTTGCTAAATCAAGAGCAGATCAAGACTTCATGGGCACGGGGCTAACCCAACAGCAGTATGCCGATGGTCAGCAGTATGGGTTTACTAACTTTAGCGATGGTAGAGTGGGTGTTAGTTCTGGTGATAGAGGCCCAGCGCCTACTATTACAGACCCCAATGCGCCTGACTATTCCACAGACTTTGACCCAAACAATGCGTTCTTGCGTAACCGTATGCGTATGTATCAAGAGCAAGGCGGTGGCATTCTGCCACCAGCAGCGGGCACCCAGCCTACGCAATCAACCCCAACTCCAATGCCGCTGCTTCCTGCAGGACCGCCACCTATGCCGCCACAGTTAAGAGGTATTATGGGCCTATCAGACAGATCTAACGTTAGCCCTGCCATGCGTTACGCTGCGGAAAACTACTACAGGTTAGGCGGCAGGCAGATGATGAACGATGAGTTTGAGCGTGGGCGCACAATGGTACAGGGTCAGGGCGTATGAGTATCTTTACCGCCGCACTAGGTCCGATAGCCAATCTTGCTGGATCATGGTTGCAGGGTAAGGCTGATAAGAACGCTGCCGCTGCGGAGCTAAAGCTTACTGAGGCGAAGGCGAAAGCCCAGATACTTTTGTCAAAAGAGACAAGCGTTGCCGACTGGGAGCGCATTATGGCAGAGGGTGCCAAGTCTAGCTGGAAGGACGAATGGTTCGTTATTGTCCTGTCGATACCTTTGATTT